TATAAATTTGTGAAGAGTTAGAATAATCACAATGAGTACAAGCTAAATTACATTCATTTGATAGCTTCATATCAATATAAGTTATTTTTGGATCTTTATGATTTATATTGTCATTTAGATATTTTTTTATATAAACTGTTCTATAACTATCTGAGCTAACTGCTTCTTGTTTCCAGCAAACATCACACATTGGATTTTGTACACCATTTAATAAATCATTTCTTAGTTTATCCATTTCCGGATGATAAAACCAATCTTTATAACCTAATTTTTCTATATGATATTTGTAACCGTGAACTGATGTATCTGAATTACAACAAGGTTTATATTTTCCATTTAACCCTGCGTGTGAATGAATGAAAGGTAAAGGACAGTATGTTTTAGATTGTTCCGCCATCAGCAAGTTCCTTTTCAGTTTTTTTATCCACTTTATCACCTAGCTTTGATTCAATGCTATTATCAAGTGTTTCATCTAAAAGGCCTGCCATTTCTGGAAATACTGTTTTGAAATTTGTATTCCTTTGAATATCAAACTGCGTTATGTACTCTCTAAACTCGGGCATTCGTACTGACCAATCTTCAGACATCATAAATTTAATCATTCCATTCAGTCTTTTTATTCCATAGTCAGCTTCCATAAATGCTTCTTTACTCGGAGCACCACTTAATTTCCAGTTCTTTTCAAGCCAAGGATAAAACTCCTCATACTTTCTTTTACACTCATTTTTAAACCATTGTGGTAATACTTTTACGTTTAATTGAGGTGGCCAATATACAAAATGATAATTAATCATTCCTGCACCGAAAGGCCATTTATTAACTTTTTTAAACTGTTGTTCAAGTTTCCATTTAATAAAGTCAGGAATATAATATATATTCAAGGCTTGTACAGCACAAGCAGTTGTTACTTCTACTTTACTATCAGTATTATCTAATAAATGAAATTGTTTAACTGTATGATCCCAGTCTGCTGGAAATCTAATATAGTCATTCATCTTACCTATAGAGTCTACTGAATAATGAAATCTTACTCTCTTAAATTTGCTCCAAATCTCAAATAATCTATTAGGCATTTCGACACCATTTGAGTTGTATCGTAATTCTATCTTATGAGCATAACCACGTTTAATAACTTCTTCTAATAACGTATAATGCTCTTCAATAATAGTAGATTCGCCTCCTGCAAAATATAACTGATACATATTAGGTATTTGTTCATATAACTGATCCCAAAATTTTGGATTATCTTTATGCCAATTATAGTTTGCTCCGTGAACTTTTCCTTTATTAGCCCAGCTCATTGACTCTTTTAATATAGGATTCTTAATTTTAGGATATACTTCTTGCCAATCTTTTACCCACAATGAAGAATCGTGTGGTGAACACATAATACATTTTAAATTACATTTTGATCCCATACGTAAATCAATGTATCTAATTTTAGGTGGTATGCCTCCATCTTCAGCTGTTTCACCTATAATGTCATCTAATGAAAACCTATCTAACCAATAGTCTGTTTCCCATTGTCTCTTACTTAAATGACCAGCATCTTCTTCTTTAAAACATTTTAAACAACTAGGTGGCTTTTCTCCATTAAGCATTTGCTTACGAACATTTTTCATATATCCGTTATTCCAAGAACTCATTAAATCTGCATTGTTTAAATTTGCAGGAACACCGTCGTCATTACGCAATAAGCCTACTTGTCCACCGTGTTTTTTATCATTTGTCGCACCTACAGAACTTGCGTTAGCTGTACAGCATACTCGCATATTTCCGTCAGGCCTAGTTGATAAATGCATCCACGGTAGGGCACAAAACGTATCAGATGGTAATTTTGTTTTTTCAGTCATCTTTTACAGTATTTATTTGTTGTATTTTAATTAAATTGCTCTGCAAATGGATCAAATTCTTTGCCACATTTCATAGAACATACTTTTAATTTACCATTATTACAGCCATCAATATTCCAGCTTTGTTCAATTAAATCAAATATACCAGTCTTAAAAACTTTATCTAATCCATTTTTAGCATCAAGCATTTCTTTTCCACCTACATTGTCTATAAAATCCCATATTTGTTCTACCTTAGGATCTTTATGCCACCACTTATACATACGTCCTGCTGTCCAACAACAAGGTAACGCAAGACCTTCAGCACTAATATATAAACTTCCTTCTTCTTTTACCTTACACCAAATTGGTACTTTATCATAGTATGCATCCATTGATCCATATTTGTCAAGCAAAGAATCTTGTTTTTTAAGAGCTTTGTTTATAAACTTCTCATTTGGCTTTTTTAATTCTTGAGTTTCTTTACCTTTACGATTTACTGCTTGATGTGATTGTTTTGCTTGACTTGTAGTAGTAATAAATCGTCCAGTTTTTTTTGCTTGAAATTTTTTAACACCAATTGATTCTGCATATTGTTTAGCTTCATCAATTTGATGTTGATTATGATCAAATATTAAAAAGTCCCAACGTACATTTCCGCCACTTTCAATAAATGCTCTCATTGATTGATCAACAATATCCCAATTAACATTTTGTCTATATAAATGATTAGTATCTTTTAAACCATCTACACTAAAAGTTACATCTCCATTATTACCAATAACTTCTGCTAATCTCTTCCACCAATTAGGTTTTTGGGCGCCACCATTCGTGTGCATATTCAACCAGATGTTTGGATTATGTTGCCTAAAGTATTCAAATACTTCTAATGTATCATTAGCAATTATAGGATCACCTAAATTACCACACATATACATTTTCTTTAATTGTGATATAAATGAAGGTGTAAAGATTTGTTTACAATCTTGTAATGTTAATTCGTCTAATTTTATATGTGGATTAAGGTCTCCGCCATTCTGATTTCTGTCGCACATTGGACAAGCGGCCTGACACTTTTGGGTAATTTCTAAGTGTATTGTTTTTATTTGTTCTATTGTATACATCTAACATTATTTAACGCCGATTCTCATATAGCGAGAATACTTGTCTAAATAAAGTTCACCTTGGAATAACACTTCTTGCATAGGTGTTTTATTATTAAAATCTTTTAAGGTTTTAGAGCAATTTACGTGTTCTGGTAATCCAATATAGTTATTAGATTGCAATATGAGTATCTTTCCACTAGGTATTTTATTATACCAAGTATCAAAATCTATTATATGTTCACAACTTGTATTAATAATAGTATTTGGTGTTTCTGTTAATTCTTGTGAATCGCCATTACTTTTAACAGTATCATATTTGTCTACATCATAAGTTAAATCCATAATATCTTTTGTTGATGCTTTAAATTTCCAATCTTCCATTACCCAAGGTTTATTAAAAACTTCAGCAATCTTCCAGCAAGATTTATCAATATCAAAACTTCTTATTTTGTCAACTTTTATTCTATGATTTTCAAAAATTAAAGTTGCTAGTGTACCATACCACCCTGCACATAAAAATACTGTACCTAAATCTAAATCAAGTTTTGATAATTCTTTTACTAGCCAATACTTACTTTGTACTTGTCCTTGACTAAAACAATCTTCTGCTATTTTAATATCTCTAATATAAAAATATTTTAAAGATGCAGAAAGTCTAGTATTGCAATATTTTTCTAACAATCTCCATAAACTTTGATAATTATTTTCACAAATTAATTTACGTAAATCATCTTTATTATTAGTTTCTACTATTCTAAAGATACTATTCAAATCTTTATCAATATAAGCTCTACGCATATCCATAATAATTGAGTTATTTGGATATAGTTTTTCAAATCTATCAAGTAGTTCGTGTATCTTCATCAAATTTTTCCTTTAACCAATCAAAGTCATTTATTAAATTTAACTTTTCTAAATTATCCTTATTCTCTAATCCCCATTTACGTCCTGCTTCTGCACCTGCAAGAGCATAATTTCCAAATTGTTCACTTGCACCTTTTGTACACCAAACATCTAATCGTTCATTTGTTTCATCATCTTTTTGCTCTTCAATAATTTTACTTGCTAATTTAGTACACTCTCTAAATGCTGACTTCCAAGTATTAAATGGATCGGTATTAAATCTTGTTGTATTACTAACTGGTGGCATAGGTTTAAACTTTTTTGCACCACCTACAGAACTAGTAAAATCTATTTTCCAATCTGTAGCATCACGCAAAGTATAAGTTGGAAATAACTTTACACCACCATACCCATATATTAAATCATTAATTGGATTACGACATCTCCATACGTGAATTTTATCTACATCCCATTGGTTTGGTTTATAAGTTAAATCAAAGTTATCATCTAAATCTGCATCTGCATCAATAACATAAAACATTTGTGTATAGGCCTGTTCTGCACATTTTTTATGAGCATTAAAAATACCTTTCACACCTTGAACTCGTCTAGCCCACGGAAACTTTTCTTTTAAATTTTTAAATGTTTCGTCTGCGTATAATTCTTTATAACTTAAATGAAATATATCGTATGACATATCTTAAGCACGGGTTTCTTCTATCTTATCAATTAAACCAAAATCTATGGCTTGTTGAGCTGTCATAAAATTATCTCGCTCCATAGCTTGTTCAATTGTTTTAAGATCCTTTCCTGTATGCTTAACATATAATAGATTCAATCTTGCTTTAGTATCTAATATATCTTTTGCGTGAATCTCTATATCAGATGCTTGTCCTCTAAAGCCACCAGATGGTTGGTGTATCATTATTTTACTATGAGGTAATGCAATTCTTTTACCTTTTGCACCTGCCATTAATAATAATGAACCAGCACTAGCGGCCTGTCCAATACATACAGTTGAAATATCTGGTTTTATATACTGCATAGTATCGTACATAGCCAAACCAGAAGTTACAATACCTCCTGGTGAATTAATATACATAAAAATATCTTTTTTAGGATCTTGTGATTCTAAAAATAATAATTGGGCACAAACTACACTTGAAACTGCATCATCAATTGGTCCAGTTACAAATACAATTCTTTCTTTTAAAAGTCTTGAATAGATGTCATAACTTCTTTCACCTCTAGAAGTTTGATCTACTACTATTGGAATTAAATTACTCATATGTATATAATACTACCCTTTCCTATATTTGTCAAATGTTTAATATTAATTTTGCTTCTTCACTCATCATTTCTGGGCCAAAAAGTGGATCAAATGTTGTAATAATCATACATTCATTTACACCTTCTACTTTTTCTGTTGCTATTTTAATATCTTCAATAATCTGATCTGCGGCTGGGCAAAATACTGATGTT